GTATTTGAGGCTAAGGCTTGTTTAGAAGCACAATTAACAATTTTAAGTAATATAGAATGAGTTTATTAGATGATGTAAGTATTGTAGTAACTCCTAATGGATATAAGGCAGGAGAATTGTATGCAGTAGTTCCTGTTCCTACTGAGGGTTCTGACTTGATTGTAGATGGTGATTTCCCTTTGCCTAATGTTACTTGGACTATTGGTGGTGGTGCAGAAATAACAGTAGATGGATTGCGAATAAATAATACTGTTATAACAGGAAATTCTTACGCATTACAAACTCTTTCGGTAAGTACAAGTGGAAAACAATTTGTATTAACTTATGATGTTATTGAAACTAATGGAGAAGATTTGTCTTTAGAACAAGATACCTCTATTACTTTAGACACATCAACTACAGGGATAAACAGAAAAGTATATTTTACTTGGGATAGAGCTGACAGTAAAATAACAATCAAAAGAAAACTTGCAGACACAGATGTTACAATAGACAACGTATCAGTAAAAGAATACACAGCAGCTGATATGGATGTTACAAGAGCAACAGCAGCTACAAGAGTAGATGAGAATGGTTTAGTAAATTATGCTGAGATTGTAGGAAGTGAGGAGGTTACTAATGGAGATTTTGCTACAAGTGATTTAAGTGATTTTGGAACTACATACGCAACACAAGAGATAGTTTCTGAAGAATTAAAAACTACCTTAGATACTGCAAATGGTTATGGGTTTTCTAAATTTACATTTACAGCAGAAATTGGTAAATCTTATAGAATTTTAGCGAGTTGCAAACAAGGAACAGGAAATACTACTAATGTTAAATCTAATAGTGGAATAACAATAGCAAATGAAACAAACGCAGGGAGTTGGAGTTATGATGAGATAGGGGTTGCTACATCTACTACTTGCCAAATAAGATTACAGGTTTGGGGTGGTAATGGTGTTTACGGACTTTTTGACAGCATATCAGTAAAAGAAGTAACAAGAGATAACGTACCAAGAATAGACTACTCAGGAGGGGGTTGTCCACATATATTAGCAGAGCCTCTTAGGACTAATTTGGCTTTAAATAGTGATACCTTCTCAGGTTACAATACATCTAATGTAAATATAAGTAGTTCATCTACTCTCTCTCCTGATGGGGTTTCAACAGCAATAAAATTAGCCTTAGATAGTGGTACTTTGAGTTCTAATGGTGGTATGTCTTTTTCCCACGCAACTACAGTAGGCGACACCTTGTCTTGGTCAATGTTTGTTAAAAAAGCAGAGTATAGATATTTAACTTTTAGTTTTGGTAGTGGCTCAGCAGTAGGATTCCATTTTGATTTAGACACAGGATTAATAACTCAGAATTTAACTAACGCAGCTTACACTTTAATAGAAAATAAAATTGAGGAATTTAATAATGGATGGTATAAGATAAGCGTTTCATTTACTGAATTATCAGGTTCTTCTAATAGATTTGTTTGTGTAAAACCTTCTCCTGTAGAGCCAACTGCATCAAATAATAGTTATTCATCAACAGGAGATGGAACTTCAGGTATATATATATGGGGCGCACAATTAGAAAGTGGCTCATTTCCAACTAGTTATATTCCAACATCAGTAAATCAAGTTACAAGAAACCAAGACCAATTCTCAAGAGATGGTATATCAAGTTTAATCGGACAAACAGAAGGGACCTTAGTGTTAAAGATTTCAAAACCAACAACTACTGTATCTGTTCATTCTTTAATTAGTTTTAATAATGCGGCTTCAAATTCTGATGCTGACAGTGTAGCAATCGGATTTAGTAATAGTAATTCTATATATATTAGAGTAAAGGCGGGAGGGACTTCTATTTTTACAGAAAATAATACTACGACAAGTGCAAATACATTTTATAAGGTAGCTATCAGTTATAAAAGTGGTAGTAGTTTAATCTATATTGATGGTAATCCCATAACTCCAAACGCAGGAAGTTTAGCAGGAACTTTTACTTTTTCAACAACTTTAGATAATTTATCATTTGATGGTAATGGAGGAAGTACATTTCCTTTTTATGGAGGGGTTCAATTAATAAACGGATTTAAAACAGCTTTAATAGGCACTCAATTAGCAGCTTTAACTTCATAATATGAATATATATAAACTACAATACGATACAAAAGCAGAAGGAGATGCTGACTTACTTTCTAAAGGTACTTATAAAGTAATAACTGAAGAAGGTGTTACTCAAGATGTGTACAGAAATGGTACACAAGCAATAGTATATATAGGAAAGATAGTAGAAGTTCCTGCGACTTACGATAAAGATGGTAACGAGCTTACTCCACCTATCTATTACGCAGGAGTATTTTACGACCTAATGACTACAGAAGAATTTGACTTTGGAATACACGAGTTATTTCCTGTAGATTGTGTACATTCGTTCTTAGGTTATGCAAAGAACGCTGAAGGTACAGATGTAGACCCTGATGAATTAATAATAGAATAAATATGAATAACTTACTTTCAATAAACTTAGGCACTTCAACAGCTCCAAAAATCCAAGAGGTTAGAGGTAGGGATTATATAGAATACTCTGATGAGGACGGACTATGGAAGAACACCTATCCAAACTTTTTAATTGACCTTTACTATTCTAGTAGTACGCATTCTGCGATTATAAACTCTACTGCTGAAATGATTGCAGGAGAAGATATAGTAGTAGAAGAAGATGACACTAACTTAGAGTCTTATGTTAAGTTAAAGAAGTTCCTTAGAAATGCAAACAGTAATGAGTCTTTACATCAAGTAATTAAAAAGGTAGCTTTTGACTTTAAACTTCAAGGAGCTTATGCTTTACATATTATATGGAACAGAGAACGTACAGAAATTGCTGAGATTCATCACGTTGCAGTCGAACGCGTTAGAGCAGGAAGACCGAACGAATTTGGCAAAGTGGACACTTACTTCATTAGTGCTGATTGGAGCAACGTAAGGTCAAATAAGCCTTATCCTGTTGCAGCCTTTAATACTAACGATAGAACTTCAGGAAGTCAATTATTATATACAGGTTCTTATAGTCCTAATATGGATATCTATTTTGTACCTGATTATGTATCTACAATAAATTGGGCTTTGATTGATTCAAAAGTAGCTGAGTATCACCTAAATAATATCAATAATTCTTTCTCAGGATCTTATATGTTTAGCTTTAATAATGGCATCCCTTTGGAAGAAGAAAGAAACCAAATAGAAAGAGATATAACAAACAAATTCACATCAGCAAGTAACGCAGGAAAGTTCTTAATGTCGTTCTCAGATGACAAGACTCGTTCTCCTGAAATACACCCATTAAATACAGCAGACCTTTCAGAGCAATATTTAACACTTCAAGCCCTTTTGGTTCAGAATATCTTAACAGGTCATAGAGTAACCTCTAAGACGCTTTTAGGCATAGATTCAGACAATGGTTTTTCTAGTAATGCAGATGAGCTATTAAATGCAGCAAATTTCTACCAAAATACAGTAATAAGACCTTTCCAATTAAACATCTTAAATACTTTACAGACTATATTCTCAGTAAACAATATGGACTTACCTATTAGCTTTGTTCAGTTGAAGCCAATTACTATTCAATTTGATTCTGAAACTATTAGAGATGTAATGACTCAAGATGAAATAAGAGAGGAATTAGGATTAGCACCATTAGAAGGACAAGATGTAGCAGAAGACTTCAGTACAGAACTATCAACTGAAAAAACTGAGCTAGATTCTTTCATTGAAGAATTTGGAGAGGATATGTCAGAAGAATGGGAACTTGTAGAAGAAGAAGTAGTAGACGGAGAACACCAAGACTTTGACTATGAAGAAGTATTAAACGAAATAGCAGGAGAAAAGATAGAACTAGCTTCAACAGGAAGAGCTATTCCAAGTCGTAAGTCAGAGCAAGACGGACTATCTAAAAAGTCTTTTGATTACTTTAGAGTTCGTTATGTATATTCACAAGATAACTTCTTAACTAGTAAGACAGGAGAGAAAAGAGAATTTTGTCGTAAGATGACATCAGCTAAGAAGCTTTACAGAAAGGAAGATATTATCAATATGGGTTCTAAGGAAGTAAATAAAGGTTGGGGTCCTAAAGGAAATTCAGCTACTTACTCTATATGGCTTTACAAAGGAGGAGGTAATTGCCACCATTTTTGGAGTAGACGTATCTTTAAAACTACAATAGGAGATTCTAAGACTACTAAGATAGAAGATGCTGATATGATAGGTTATACTAAAGCTAAGTCAGAAGGTTTTACGGCTAAGAAGAATGATAAGTTAGTAGCAACACCACCAAAGAAAATGAAGAATAACGGATTTTTAAAACCTAGATAATAATGAGCTACGTACTATTCATATCAGAAGCTAAACTAAAAGACTCTACTGCAATCAATTTGAATGTTTCAGTAGAGCTACTACTTCCTTACGTAAGACAAGCACAGAAAGTCTATGTAGAAACAAAGTTAGGAACAGACTTAACTCAAAAGCTTAAAGACTTAATAATAGCAGGAACAGTAAATGATGCAGGGAATGAAGCTTACAAGACATTATTAAACGACTACATAGGAGATATGATGCCGAATTGGGGTCTGTATTTATTAGTTCCTTTTTTAAGATTCAAAGTGGAAAATGGTAACATTTATTCTAAGACTTCTGAAACAGGAACAGCATTGACTACAGAAGAAGCACAACACTTCAGAGAAGAAATCAGAAACACATCTGAATACTACACAGAAAGAATGGTTAGTTACATCTGTAACAATACTTCTATTTTTCCTGAATACAGCACAAACTCAGGTTCAGACGTAAATCCTTCAACTGACGTATACTTTAATGGACTACACATATAATGAAGAAACACACTAAGAACCATTACAAGCCAAAACAAATTAATATAACTAAACTAAAATCCTACTTGGATAAAAAGCCTAAAACAAATGAAAGAAGTACAAGATACATTACAAGTAGGGATAGCAAATAGTGCAGCAATAGTATTTAGTTTATCAAGTGCTAATGAAATATTGACTCTAATAAGTTTAACACTAGCTATAGCTTATACAATATATAAATTTGTAAAATTTGAAGAACACCAAGATAGATAAAATACAGCTCGTATTAATTAGAGATACATTCTCAGAGAATAGTACATTAGGAGAATTGAGTCTTAATGGAGTAAGGATTTGCGACACTCTTGAAAACCCTTGGAAAGATAATATAAGAAACATAAGTTGTATTCCTGAAGGTGAATATGACGTAAGACTTAGATACCCTAGAGAATCAGGCACTAGGGATTACTTACACTTATTAATCAAAGGAGTACCCGATAGAAGCTACGTTCTCGTGCATATCGGAAATTTCGTACATCAGACCAAAGGTTGTGTACTTGTAGGCTTATCTAGTTCACAGGACGTTGTTAAAAACTCTAAGGACGCAATGGACTTACTTATGAAAGAAATCATTAATTTAGGCGGCGAAAATATTAATCTAATAATTAAAAAAAAAGAATATGAAAAAGTTTTTTCAGAAGTACCTAATCGGACAGATGTTGAAATCAAAGAAATTTTGGTATGCAATCAGTTCAGTAGTAGTACCTGCCTTAGTAACTTACTTAGGAGTGGATTCAGAAACTGCAAGAGAATTGTATCACGCTATTTTAGTTCTTATCGTAGGTCAAGGAATAGCAGACGTTGCTAAGAAATAATAGATACAGATTAAAGCCTAACGAGATAGCAGTCATTCAGGAAATGAGGAAGTCAGAGGTTAGAAACATTCTAGTCATTGG